AGGTAGAGGAAGTGACTGGTCAATAACAAACGAATCAGCCTTCAGAAGTGCATATAATTCAGTTCCTGGAAATAGTTCAACCTCAGCAACATTTGAAAGTAAATTTCAAGCCAATACAACTACTTTTAATGATGCAAGAACAGAAGTTTTAAATACTGTGAATGAAGGTAATGACTCTGCTCAACAGACACTTTTCGAAAATAAAGTTCCAGGGGCACAAAATCCAACCACTCGTCAATATGTAAACAATGATGGATCGGTTACTGATGGTGATCCATTCAGTAATGGACCAAGTAGTACAGTTTCAGCAAGAAATGCAAATACAGGAACTCAAAACCCTAGTCTGAATAATACTGGTACAGACATAGAGGGTTCAAATCGTAGTTCAGTTAATGTTAATAATTCTGATAATCCCAGTAGTATCAATAAAACTACTGGTGGTGCAGACAGTGTAGACAACAATTCTACAACTCCTGGATCAGGAAATTTTGGTGGTGGTGTTCAAGTTGGTGGAGGTACAGATATCTTAAGGTATCCATTAGAGATGCCAGACGCATTTGAATACGACTTCATCAGTATTCAGGCAAAAGAATATGCACCGACTGGATTGGCTCCTCAAACAGGTGACTTGAGTCAATCGAATGTGGGTGGTGAATCATTTGAAACTGTCATTCTTCCAATGCAACCGAATTTGTCAGAATCAAATGCTGTAAGTTATCAAGATTCAAGCGCAAATCGATTTCAATTAGCAGGTGGTAAGGCAGCTACGGGTTTAATTGAAGGAGTTGGAGGTCTTGATGGTGAAAAAATAATGGAGGCTGGTAAAGAAGCTCTAGCTAATGCACAGAGTATAGCAGGTGATGATGCAACAAAGGCATATCTTTCTGCATATTTTGCAGGTCAAGCAGTTGGTACAAACCTTGTCGGAAGAGATACGGGAATGGTTGTCAATCCAAACATGACCGTATTGTTCAGTGGTCCGACTTTGAGATCATTCAATTTCAGTTTTCCAATGACCCCAAGGTCAAGTGCAGAAGCACAAGTTATCAGGAAAATCATTAGAGCATTTAAGAGAAACTCATTACCACAAAGAGCAGAATCATCAGCTTTCCTGATGACACCAAGAATATTCCTGATCAAGTATATTTTCAGTAGCAATTCGACCACAGAGGCCACACATCCATTTCTAAATAAGTTTAAACCTTGTATGTTGACCAATTTCAATGTCAACTACACTCCAGACAATTCTTATATGACTTTGAGAGATGGATCGATGACTCGATACACCATCGATTTGACTTTCAAGGAAGTAGTTCCAAACTTTGCTGATGAATATAGCAATATTGAAGAACCAAACATGGGATTCTAAACATGGCAAAAAAGTATTTTAGAAATATACCCGATTTCGACTATATTAGTAGAACGAAAGATGGTCAAAGTATATCTGATTATACTCGGGTAAAGAATATCTTCAAGAGAGCAAAGATCTCCGAAGATATCTTTCAGGATCTCAACTTCTTCACCAAGTATCAAGTCAAGGGTAACGAAAGACCTGATAATGTTGCGAAAAAGGTCTATAACGATCCTAACCTTGATTGGTTGGTAATGTTGTGCAACAATATATTGAACTTTGAAACAGAATGGCCAAAAGATCAAGCTTCATACGATAAGTACCTTTTGAACAAATATGGTACATACGAAAAACTCAACGAAGTTCATCATTATGAGACAAGTTTGATTACCGACAAAGTAGGTAGACAAATCGTTCCTGAAGGATTAGAGGTACCAGAAGACTTTTCAATCACTTTCTTTGATCCTACCCTGAAGCAGATGGTCACGAGATCAAGTACATTTCCTGTTTCCAATTTAATTTACGAAAATAGACTCGAAGAAGATAAGAGAAGTATATTCATTCTGAAGGGAACTTATCTTGCTCTTGTCATTGACGACATTAATCAGATTATGCCATACACTCCTGGGTCCACTCAGTACGTCTCAGACCGTGTTGTAAGGGGTGAAAACATCCGACTTTATATCTAGAAAAAAAGTAATAGGGCAAAAAAATACCCCGAATTTTTTTCGGGGCTTTTTTGAAATCAAAAGGCGATTTTGGTATCAGGACTCCGCAAGCTTACTGAAGTAGGACATGGGGTCTTCGTCATCGTCTCCCTTACTGACAGTAATATCAGGAGAGTTGAAGTCAGAAGTTGTCTTTGAAGACTGGTAGGAGTCTTCCAGCTTTCGCATGACCTCTTCTTCGGAGACAGTCTTTCGTTCTGTTGCTGCGTAGTTATCATACTCAGTTTCTTCCTCTACAGTTGATTTACGGGTGGACTTGTTGCCCAGTACATAATCAAGACGCTTCTTCAGTTCATCATAGGATTTGAACTGATCGGGTGCAGTGAAGGCAGTGAGTGAATACTGCTTCTTCCAGATTGCTTCCATCGCTTCATCGTCATCCAGGAGAGGAGACACACGATCGAACTCGGAACTATCATAGTTCCAGTAACCAGCAACCTTCTTCAGTTTGAGTTTGAAGTTGGCACCTTGCCAGAAGTCAAAGGGGTTGATAGGAGTTTCATCTTCGAATTCAGGTTGCATTGCTTCCATGATCTTGTCGAAGATCTTCTTACCAAACTTGTACAGGAATACCTTACCTTCATTCTGAGGGTTGGCAGGGTCCTTGACCACGTAGATATTTGCGTAGAAAGAAAGTTTACGCTTTTGTTTGCGAACGGTTTCCTTATCTGCTTCGTTACCACTGTTCCACAGTTCACGGTTCAGTTCACCGATAGGATCCTTACCACCAATGGTAGTCAGGGAGTTTTCGATGTACCAACCACCAGGACCTTGGAAGGCATGGGAGAACAGTTTCACCCAAGGGAGATCTTCTCCTTCGGGAGCAGGAAGGAAACGAATAACAGCATATCCGTTACCACTTTTATCCATCTCTGGTTTCCACAGACGGTCATCGGCACCACCGCCGCCACCACCGTTTTGCTTCTCTACTTCTTTGACCAGTTTCTGTGTCAGAGAACCAAGAGAGGATTGTTTCTTTAGATCTGAAAAAGACATTCGTATTTACCTGTAGTTTGTATTTGGCTTGTTGGTCAAGTTTGGGTGGGGGACCTGACCACCCCCGTATACTACACCCCTCAGAGGGACTCGTCAAGGTGTTTTCTCATATTATCTATGACGTTCGTCATATTACTGAAAACGTAAGACAGATCCACGTCAGCAGGGAATCCCAGTTGACGAGCAGAGGACATGATACTGTCCTTCATCAACTGGGCTTCAGGGTCGTCAGAAAGACTCAGACGAGTGTATAGAACCTGTTGTTTTTTCAACAGGTCTTCCAACATTTCTACATGTTCTAACTTATCTTTGTTAGACATGGACGGAAATGAAAAGACATTCTTGTAGATCTCCTCTTGGAGTTCTGCAATCTCTTTCATCTCTGTTTGTACTATTTCTGACTGAAAGAAACTCATTCTTCCTCTGGTGTTTGTGGTTCTGATTCTGCGATAGTTTCTTGTTGCTCAATCCCTTCAATCTGTTCAAGGACATCGATAGCACCTTGAATTTTTAGATACATCTCACGACCACTCTCGAATTGTTGTTCGAGTTCAGCCTTTTGTTTTTTCAAGTTTTCAAGCACAGTAGCATTATCAAGTGCCATGGATAATAACCTCCTTAAGGATCGATTTGAATTTGAATACATCAATATGTATAAAGGAATCGTACTTGTCAATTCTCATCGACAAGAACTTCCAGATAGGATCATTGAGTCTCCTATCAAACTCTTTTTTGAATCCCAGAATCTTATTCAAGATAACCAGGGATTCGAGTGATAAGTTCTTTCCAAGATGTTCCCTTACAATGTGTGGGTGTCTTGTCCCATCAATGTAGAACATCTCGTCAAACTTTTTGTCTGAAAAGACATTTTCTACTTCTGTTCGAAATGTGTAAGATAAACTCTGAACACGTTTCTTCCATCTGGTATAATTTGTCTCACCGTTTCTGACGATCTCACCAATCCACAGAGACTGAGGATCATCACAAGACACAAAGTTAGAGACAAAGAATTCAATAACTTCACTATCATCTTTCTGACGACTCAATTTTTCAAAGAAAAATCTGTCCTTACGTTTGTAGAAAGATTCTAAAGACGCACGAGATTTTCCTCCGTACCTATGATAGTCATAATTTTGTTTAGTGAAGTGATTTTTCAATCCAAGATAACTCTTGTAACAATCGAAGGGTTTCACTTTAGGAATCATAAAGGGAGTTTAGCATGAGATGTTCTCTTGAGGAGATTCAATTCCATTGCTTCGGCTTTGAGTTTCTCCTTCAATGGTTTAGATATTAACTTAGGAATAGACTCAATGTCAATATTGTTTTTCTCACAGAAGAAAACAATCGAGTCCATGTACTTCATGTCCTTGTTTTCTTTTGCAATCTTTTCAATCTCTTCAGAAAACGTCCTACTATTGTAGAACTTATTCTCGATGAGTTGTTCCACACTGAGTTCAGGTTTTGCCATATTCCTGTAATTTGAATTGAACAAACTCTCTAATATATTCGGTGAGAAGTTTGATGTACTTACTCTTGTCATACTGTTCATAAACGACGCATTCTCCATCCTCACAGGACATGATAATCACAAATTTTTTGACCGCAATACCAGTCATTTCATAGAGCATGCAAGCATAAGCTGCACACTGTACATAATAATGTTCAATCCACTTTTCAGGTTTTGGTTTCTTGCTCGTCTTGAAATCAATGATTGCAAGTTCACCTTCGTACTCTGCGATACAATCAACAGTCCCAGCAACTCCTAACTGGTTAGAGAACAATGACTGTTCGATTGCGTGAATGTTATCGATCTTGTCAAGAGTCGGTTTCGATTGTTTGAACAAGTATTCAGACAACGGTTGTACACTCGGAAGTTTCTCATTCTTCATGTAATGTTCAACCAATGTGTGCATGTCAGTACCACGACTAGTTGCTGCCTTGGTGATCTTGTTTGCTTCATCCACACCAACACGTTTTCTCCACTTAGTGAAGATCTCTCTGTTGTAATGACTGATAACAGACGTGATTGATACTAATTTTTTACCTTGAGGGGTATCATAATATCTAACACCATCAATCGTCTCCCTTTCGAGAGACGGATAATCTATTTCAACATGATTGAACATTACATACCTAATTCAAGTTTAGCAATGATGTACTCTTTGACAAGTCCACTTCTGCAGATGTCTTCTGCTTCAAATTCAATTGTATCAAAGGATGGCATGTTAGTCAAGATACGCATAAAGTCTGCGATACCATTCCTTTCATTTTGTTTTGTCAAGTCAGACTGAGATGCGTCACCACAGAACATGATCTTCGAACTTTCACCAATGCGAGTGATCATCGAATCAAGTTCATGGAAGTTGAGGTTCTGAAACTCATCAACAATTACGATAACATTATCAAGTGTGGTACCACGGATGAATGAGGTAGACCAGAAGGAGATTGTACCCTGTGCTTTGAGGTTGTTATACAACATCTCAAACGATGCATCGTCTGGCATCTCGAACATGTACTTAACCATGTTCTTGTAAGGGATCTGATAAAGAGATGATTTATCTTCATGATCACCAGGGAGGAATCCAATCTCTCTGGTGGGTACAAGGGACCTGACGATGTAGATCTTTTCATATGGTGTCTTTGGATCTAAGACATCCATCAATGCATTGTAGAGAGTGATAAAGGTCTTACCAGTTCCAGCACATCCGTATGCAACCAAGTTCTGTTCTTGTTTATACTTATCAAAGAAAACCTGTTGGTTATCAGTGATAGGTTCAATTTTTTTAATGAAATCAAGATTGATTGGTTTCTTTCTCTTCATCATCTTATTAGACATTCCAAATGGAACTGGATTGGTACTACCAATACCTGCTTTCTTCTTTGCTGGCATAAAATTAATCGTAGTGTTTGAGGGTTGATCCTGGTTGTTTCTTAGCTTTACTAATCACGTCTTTCCATCCTGGGTGTTTAGTGTAAAGCTTATTAAACATGTCACCAACTTCTACCCCCAGACAGGGAGCATTGTCGGGTGTATAAAATCTTTCCCAGTCAGGATTTTCTTCCTTCCACTTATCCCATTCGTGAATACTCATGACGACTTCTTTTTCTTCACCAGTCTCCTTGTTTCTTACAGGATACGTTGCCACATTAAATCTCCATTATGTGTGTATATTTATTACCAGTCCAGAGCCTCTGAAATGATAGGGAACTGTTCCTTGAAAATCGCCTTACAAGAGTTTGCAAGATCCATATGTTCTTTTTGAGTTCCGTTTGCTGACCTCAGGTCGATGTAATGAATCCAACTGCGGATTGAACCAGTCATGTACATCTTGGTTGGTGTTGCGAGAGGTAGTACAAAACGAGCACACTCTTTTGCAACACCTGCATCCAACATCTGATTGTAAAGATTAGATGCAGAACTGAACAAGGTAACCATCTGACGTTCCAGACGTTCAACAATTTCAGGATCAAGATCATCAATACTATTC